AGCTTACACAGCATGTGAGAAATATCCTACAGGTAGATTAGGTATGTTACAGCAATGGAGTACAGCATTGCCCGACTGGGAAAAGCGCATCGTCGCTGGTGAGTCTCTCATGCCATGCAAGCCGCTTAATCAAGATGTCGCTGATATCGCACTCAAGATATTTGACAGTTTGATATTGGTCGATATGATCGGCAGCCCTGCCGCCGGTGATGTCACTCGCGAATGGGCACGTGAATTTATCGCGGCTATCTTTGGTGCTTATGATACTGACAGCCAAGAGCGCTTAATCACTGAGTTCTTTTTATTAATCAGCAAAAAAAATACTAAGTCGACGCTCGCTGCTGGCATCATGATGATAGCGCTAGTGCTTAATGAGCGCTTTAGTGCAAGCCTTGCTATTATTGCACCGACTAAAGAAGTCGCCAATGCTAGTTATGGCCCCGCAAGCGACATGATTAGCGCTGACCCTGAACTGTCTGCTATGTTCAACGTATCGCCGCACACGCGCACAATCACGCATTTAGGTACTAACGCTACTCTAAAGGTTTACGCCGCTGAATCTGACACGCTGGGTGGCAGTAAATTTAGCTATGTGCTTATCGATGAGCTATGGCTATTTGGCAAACGCGCCAATGCGGCATCAATGTTGCGCGAAGCAACAGGCGGTCTAGCATCGCGACCTGAAGGGTTTGTCGTATATCTAAGTACTATGCCCGATGAGCAGCCTGCGGGCATCTTTAAACAGAAACTAGACTATGCTCGTGCTGTGCGTGACGGTAAGATACATGACCCGCAATTCTTAGGCTTACTCTATGAGTTCCCTCAAAAATACATCGATGATGAGTTATATCTCGACCCTGAAAACTGGTATATGACCAACCCCAACCTTGGCGCATCAGTCAGCAATAAATTCTTGGCCCGGGAGTTTAAAAAAGCTCAGGACGAAGGCAAAGAAGAATTACAAGATTTTACTGCCAAGCACCTCAATGTCCAAATCGGTATATCGATGCGTGCAAACCGCTGGGCCGCTGCTGAGTTTTGGGAAGCAGCTGCTGCCAAAGAACCATTTACCCTTGAGCAATTAATTGAAGAATCCGAAGTCATCACCATTGGTATTGATGGCGGTGGACTTGATGACTTACTCGGCTTTGCGGTGGTCGGTCGCCTACCTGATGTCACCCGCGAATATACGGATCGCATCAGTAACAAGACCGTGCAGGTCAAACCGTGGAAAGTATGGGGACGCGCTTGGTGTCATGAGATTGCACTGGAGCGCCGCAAGTCTATCGCTGATACGCTACGCGACTTTGAAAAGGCCGGTGACTTATCTATCGTCAAAAACATCGGTGATGAATCAGATGAATTGGCAAAAATTTGCAAACAGATATATGACAGCGGCAAGCTTGACCAAATTGGACTTGACCCGCTCGGCATCGGCACGCTGATTGACGAGCTTGTGACAGTCGGTATACCTGCTGAAAAGCTCATTGGGGTGTCGCAAGGCTTCAAGATGTCAGGCTATATCAAAACCACTGAATTAAAAATCGCGCGTAAAGACTTACAACATGCTTCGCAACCGATCATGTCATGGTCAGTCGGCAACGCGCGCACGGTAGTTCGCGGTAGCGGTACGATGATTAGTAAGGCTGAATCCGGTACCGCCAAGATTGACCCGGCGATTGGTATGCTAAACGCTGTCGCACTAATGAGCCTTAACCCAGAGCCGCCAAAGTCTGGTGTACCTACTATGTTTTTTGTTTGAAAATAGGATTATTAATATAATGGATATTTTAAAAACTGAAGCTTTGTCAGATATAAACTTAGGCGATGTGATAAATTTCGAACGCTTAGATGATCCCTATGTTGTCTACTGCAAATCTGAAAACTACATTTTATGCAAAGATGCTAATGAGAGTAAAAACTTCTACACGATTATTGACGTTAAAAATAATCGCCGTGGCACTCATAATAGTTTTGGATATGGATGCACGACTAAAAAGGATTGCAGCGAAACAATAAGCGCTTTGGAATCAGGCGAAATTGAAATGAGTTGTCGGAATATTTTACCGTTAGATATTATTTCGATGGGGATTTAGCCATGTGTATCTATCTAAGTGATAACGCTATTTTTATGATTGTTTTTATTGTGGGTTTGTCTTTAGGTGCGATTGTTCACCGGATAATTACAGCACCCAGCAAACCTGCCCAGCCTATTGATTACGACGGCACCAATGGCAAAGGTTATCAGCCAAGACCCGCACCGCCGAAACCCTTACACAACCCGCACAAATAAACCGCCCACTTAAACGTGGGCTTTTTATTGCCCAAAAATTAATAACTGAGAACAACTATGACTAAGGCTTACAGTGTACTCAAAGTCAAATCGATAAATGAGGATGCGGACACTCGCACCATTACCGGGATTGCATCAACCCCATCGCAAGACCGTGACAATGATGTGATGGAAATGTCAGGCGCCAAGTTTGCGTTACCTATTCCGCTTTTGTGGCAGCACAATCACAATGAGCCGATTGGCGAAGTCACGGCAGCTACAGTCACTGATGCTGGTATCGAAATCACTGCAACCATTGTCAAGATTAACGAAGAAGGCGCGTTAAAAAATCGCACCGATGAAGCGTGGCAGTCTATCAAGTCAGGTTTGGTGAAGTGTTTGTCAATTGGCTTTCGATTGCTTGAGTATAACTATCTGGAAGACAGTTACGGCTTGCACATTAAAGAGTGGGAGTGGTACGAATTATCCGCGGTCACCGTCCCTGCCAATCCCGATGCGATGATTACCAGCGTCAAAAATATCAAACAAGCTTTTTCGGACGCTGAGAAACCAAGCTCAGTACCGACAAAATCAGCACCCGATACAACAGCAGCTAAACCTGCTGAATCAGCGCCACTCGCATCTAGCGAACCAGTAACAACAATCGCCCGAATTATCACCTTAGTTGACCCAAATCTGGGCAGCGTATCTTTACAATCCGGAGAATGACCTATGACATGGGAACAACAACGCGCGCAAATCCTTGCGACCATCAAGTCCAAGAAAGGCAAAATTGGCGGCATCATTACCAAGGCTGCCACTGAAAAACGTACCGCTAACGATGACGAAGAAATTGAAGTCAAAGCGGTAGAAGATGATATCGCGCGGCTTGAAACAAATTTGAAACGTGTCGAAGGCTTTATCGCTGACGTGATGACCGCTGCATCAACTGCAACACCCGCCGCTGGCAACAGTGAAGAAGAAGCTGAAGCCAGCGCAAAAGGTGCTGCTGACCCAGTTGCAAGCGCTAAGAATGTGCAAGTTACTGTAAAGAATCGCCAAGCTAAGAAAGGTATTGGATTTTCTCAGCTAGCCAAAGCCAAAGCACTTGCTGTATTACAACAAAAGCAGGGCAACTACATCAGTCCAGTTGATATTGCCAAGTCGCAAGGCATGGACCCGCGTGTTATCCAAGCGCTAGAAAAGGCAATAGTACTAGACACGACCAACTCAGACCCGTTGATCGTCCAAAATCAGCTGGCTAATGAGTTTGTCGAGTTACTGCGTGAACAGACTATCGTTGATAAGCTCGCTTCTATGATGCGAGTCGCGCCGTTTAACTCAACAATTCCGGGTATGGCGACTGGCGGTACAGCAGCGTGGGTTGGTGAAGGCGCTCCAAAACCTGCGACCAATCCAACATTTAATACCGTTGAGATTAAGCATCATAAATTAGCTGGCATTGTTGTTCGTACTGATGACTTGCTTAAGTTATCAACACCTAGCACTGATCAGATGCTACTTGACGATCTAGTCGAAGCGTCTGTCACGTTAATTGATACTACCTTTATGGATGCTGCCGCCCAAACAGCCGCTCGACCAGCGGGNGTATTAAACGGTGCAATCAAAGTGGTTGCCACTGGGGTCACTGTTGCAGCGTACAGCGCCGATTTTGCAAAGTTACGTGCCGAATTTATCTCTAAAAAGCTATCATTGGCTGGGGCTCATTACATTATGAGCGAGACCCGTGCAAGCGAAATTGGTGAATTGCGCGACGCGCTAGGCAATCCATATTATCGCGGTATGGATGCGCCCCTTGGCGGAAAAACACTCAATGGTTTACCTATTATTGAGTCAGAAACCTCAGCTGACGTTATCGCTCTCGTAAAACCTTCTGAGATTTACCTTGCTGATGATGGCGATGTTGAGGTTGCCTTTAGCGATCAAGCGACTCTCGATATGGGTGCTACTGAATTAGTTAATTTATGGCAGCAAAACATGACTGCTATCCGAGCTGAGCGACATATTACTTGGTCAAAACGCCGCACAACTGCCGCTGCCTACATCGATTACAGTGCTCAAG